AAGAGGGTTAATGCCGGGGACCACGCCGGAGCCGCCAAGGAATTCCACAAATGGAATAAAGGCGGAGGAAAAGTCCTCGCCGGACTGACGCGCCGCCGCGCCTCCGAAAGTCTGCTCTACCAAGGTATTCCGGACGTTGACTACGACGGCAAGGCCGATCCGAAACCACCGAAACATCCAATGCCGCAGGCGGTCGACAACCCGGAGGACGTAGCATGATTGGCACCTTGATATCGGTCATCCTGCTGCTGATCGTGCTGGGCGTCATTCTCTGGGCGGTCGAGCAGCTGCTACCGATGGTCCCGATGCCGGCACCATTCGCCCAGATCATCCGGGTGCTGATCATCGTCATTGTCGTGCTGGTCGTCGTTTACATCATCGCCGGCTTGCTCGGCGCGGTAGCGCCGCTGAAGTTCTAAGGAAGCTGGGCCATGTCTGACATCAACATCAACGGCATCCCCAACATGGGGTTTCAGGGCGGCGGCGGTGGCTATTTCTATAACCCCGCTGCTAACCTCGCCCAGAACCAAGCCGCGTTGGCCCAGCAACAGGCTACAGCCGCCCAGCGGCAACAGCAGATGCAGGCTGAAGGCCAATACTTCAACAACTGGTCTACAAGCACAAACGCCCACGCCAAGGCGATAACCGACGCAATGATTGCGTCCAACCTCTCTGTCGGCAAGGCCCAAGCACCGGGGTATTATGCTGGTAATCGCATTGTCACCCCGATCAACACCGCCGGGTATTCGCAACAGAACCTGGACGTCGCAGCCGCAGGCGTGGACCCGACGGCGCACTGGTTCGATTACGGCTTGAAAGAGGGCCGCAACGCCCAGACCTTTAATCCTTACCAATATCTGCAACAGAACCCGGACGTCTGGTCGGCCGGGGCGGATCCGTACCAGCATTATAATCAGTACGGGATCACCGAGGGACGCACCGGCGCGTGGAGCGACTATAACCCCACCGACTATCTGAACCTGAACCCAGACGTTAAAGCCTCGGGCATGGATCCGACGGCGCACTGGTTTCAGTTTGGCGAGAAAGAGGGCCGCCAAGGCGCTGCCGGCTTTCCAGCTCCTGCGCCGTGGCTCGGGGTTTCCAACCAACCCGCACAGCCGCAGCCACAGCAACAGCAGCTTGCCGGCGACTGGAACAGTTTCTTTAATACGGCTACGGCGGGCGGCGGCGGGGACTACACCGGCAAAGACGCCTTGGCGGCGGAATACTATCTGGCTAATCCCGACGTGTTCAAGGCGGCCCAGCAGGCGGGTGGTAACCACACTGACTACGCGCTTAATCACCTCATGAGCTTCGGCGATGATGAGGACCGCAGATTTTTTGACGCCAACGCCTACTTGCAACAAAACCCCGACGTGTTCGCGGCAGGTGCAAACCCGTTCCAGCACTACACCCAATATGGCAAGGCCGAGGGCCGCGCCGCGCCCCTGAGCGGCACGTTCGATGACCGCTGGTACGGCTTACAAAACCCGGACGTTCTTGCTGCGGGCATGGACCCTACCGCGCACTGGTTCGAATACGGCGCGAAAGAAGGTCGTGCCGGTGGCCCCGCGTTCAACACTTCAGGGTATAAAGATCCTTGGGCAGCAGGCATCCCGCAGGGGCGTAATAGCCGTGACGTGCTAGCTGCGATGCTGGCAGCGTCTCAGTCTACCGGCATGAGCCCAAATGCCATGTCGGCACTCTTTGGTGTGGAAAGCGTCTGGGATCCGAGGGCTAATACCAAGGGCAATCCGAATTGGGGCGTGCCGCAGTTAAGTGAAGACATGTGGGGTGATGCGCCATTCAAAGGCGTAATCAACGGCAAGACTTGGCAGCAATACAGGGACGGGACAGCTGCCGAGCAGATCGGCGTTTTCGCTGACTGGCTTAAACGCTCCGGAGCTATGACCCGAGGCGGCCTCGACTTCGCCGCGCAGCCAGAAGACATGCAATTTGCTTTGCTGATGGCTAACCAACTTGGCGGTCATTACGGGATGGACTGGCGTAACCGCATAGCTGGAGGCGACATGACGACGCCTGTCTACCAGGGAGACAGGCAAGCCGGTGAGCTAGGCAATTTAAGCCCGCAGGCTTTCATAAAAGCTTATTGGGATCGAGTAGCCAGATGGCCTACGCAGCAGACAAACTGGGGACCGTAGGGCTATAAAGTGTAGCAATGCTTGCCGTCTTTGCTGGGCTTACCAACACCACCCTTGCCATAGGTGCAATAGCCGCGCGCCTTGAGGATTTTGCGTAGCCTGTTTTGAGCATCGCAGTATTTTTTGGCTTCACCGACTTCGCCGCCTTCAGCGCCGGTACGAAGGTGAATGCAACGCATGCTGGCATACCCGTATTTTTCGATATCCCCGGCGAGGGCAGGCGTCGCCAGTACCAGCAGCGCCACGGCTACAATTAGGGATTTCATGATCTAGTTCTCTGTGTCATATTAGTCCTGCTTCGTTGTGTGTGTTTGTGTGTGTGCGAAACGCCCGGCTCGTCCCCCAGACCCCCAGCCGGGCGTTTTTGCGTCTAAGCGTTGCCGACGGTCGGCAGCATCTGGTCGCAATAGGCCCGCAGTTCCCGGCTGATTTCCGACATGTACTCCAGCTGGCCCGGCGTCGGCATGCCCTTGGACTGCCGCGCATTCTCGGTGATGGTCGAGAACACGAACGTCGCCCCTGCGAAGAACGTCTCGCGCATGTCGTCAAACTGGTCTTTGGGCATGCCTTCCGGCGCGTAGCGGTAGCAGTAGGCGACCCACGCCGCCTCCACTGGTTGGCCGGCCTCGAGGTATTCTTCCATCAGTTCCCGAACCCGCTCTTTCCTAGTGCTGCGATCCACTCTCATGGCGCAATCCCCCCTTCCATAAACAACCCGGCATCGTCACGAATGCGGCGCTCTGCCATTACGGTGTATTCCGGATTTAGTTCGATCAGCAGCGCGTTGCGGCCGAGCCGATCGGCGACCAACCCCGTCGTGCCGGCGCCGCCAAAAGGGTCAAGGACGGTGCCGCCTTTCGGGCAGCCGGCCTTGATGCACGGCTCAATCAGGTCGGGCGGGAAGGTCGCGAAATGTGCTTCGGCGAACGGTTGGCTGGCGACTTCCCAAACGCTGCGCTTGTTGCGGGTGCCGTTCATCGGGCCATTGCCTTCCCGCTTGCCGCCATCCATCCGTCCGTCCTGCGCCGTCATATATTTTGCGCCGACAGTCTCATTCCAAAATTCCCGCGAAACAGGATCGGCAATCGCCGCCGCATCATAGAAATACCGCGCGCTCTTGCTCATCAGGAAAATATACTCGTGCGCCTTGGTGCAGCGGTCGGTGACGCTCTCAGGCATCGGGTTCGGTTTCGACCAGATGATGTCCTGGCGCAGATACCAGCCGTCAGCCTGTAGGGCGAACGCGACACGCCAGGGGATGCCGATCAGATCTTTGGGCTTTAAACCGGCAACATTTCCCGGCCTGACGGCAAAATTGTTGAGATACGCCTGTTTGCCGCTCGCTTCGTCCTTGCCATTATCGCGCAGCGTTGGGGCGACTTGCGTTGTCCTCCCTCCGCTTGAATAACTATCCCCCAGATTAAGCCATAGCGTGCCATCGTCCCGTAGCACCCGGCGCACTTCGCGGAACACCGCCACCAGTTCAGCCACGTAGGCATCCGGCGTCGGTTCCAGTCCGATCTGGCCGGCGATGCCGTAATCGCGCAAGCCAAAGTACGGCGGCGATGTCACACAGCAATGCACGGATTTGTCCGGCATTGCCGCCAGCACGTTGCGGCAATCGCCGTGTCTAATCGTTAGCATTGGATCTGGCCTTTTCACGCTGCTTCCAGATTGACAATGCCTTGCGGGCCTTGTCTCGGGTCTGGATGTTAGTCTGAACGATGGTTTCCTTGCCATCTTCCCAGCGCACGACCTCGTAATGACCAAGCGCCAAATCCCGCCAGATTGAATAACGCACGGGGTCGTGCCGGTTCATTGCGGCGGCCTCATTGAATGCAGCGCTGCCAGATAGATCATGAGCACCAGCCCGATAGTAACCACACTTACCAAAAACGTTAGAGCGAGGTCGTGCATCAGCGTGCCTCCCCATAAACGTAGGCGGCGGCGCTGTAGGCGGTGGCCTCGTGCGGGCAGGCGTTGAGCGGCTTGGTGGCCTTCACCGCGTCATTGATGGCCTCGACCAGACGCTTAGTCAGACCCTCGTCCTCGAAGAAGAACGTCAACTCGGTCGCGCCGTAGCGGGTTTCCAGCCGTAGGATCATCGGCTGGCCGAATGATGCGTGGTCAATCGCCTGAATGCCGGTGATCAGGTGGAACGAGATGTTGGTAGTCGGGACACTCACTTGTGATGCTCCATCGGTTGTGTGTTCAGCCAACATATAGCAAAAAAGCTATTGCACAATCCCTATTTGCTGCTGTAAGGTTTGATCCCATGAAAAAACTCCATCCCAACATTGTCCAGCTGCTCGCCGACATCGAGACCTACCGTACGCTGTCCGGTGAGGACCGCACCGCGTTCGGCCTCGGAGCCGTGAACGACGGGAACTTTATCTCCCGCGTCGAGCACGGCCGGCAACCGTCGTTTTCGACCATCGATCGAGTGTATCGCTACATCGAGGTCCGCACCAAGGCTGTCCACAAGAAAGCCGCACGTCGATGAAGGGCGGTGGACATCGTGAGACTTGGACGCTGGCAATGCTGGTGCGGCTGCGCGAGCACCACGCCGCCAACCTGACGTTCGGCCAGATTGCCAACAAGCTGAACACCGAGTTCGGCACCATCGTCACCCGCAACGCCTGCATTGGAAAGGGGCGGCGTCTGGGCCTGCCCCAGAGAGAGAAGCCCGCCATGCTGACCGCCGAGCAACGCCAAGCACAGACCCGCATCGAGCGCCGCCGCCGCAAGGCCGAGAAGCGGATTGCGCCGCCGCCGACCTACGTTCCATTACCGGATCCGCCGCGGCCGCCGCCGGACGCGCTGACGATCTACGACCTTCAGCACAATGACTGCCGCTGGCCGGTACATGGCGAGAAAACCGAGATGCTGTACTGCGGCCGGCCCAAGGTCCGCGGCTCCTACTGCTTCAAGCACGCGCGGACCGCCACCGATCGATCGGGGAGGGGCGGATGATTGCCAAGACAACGCGGCCTCACTTACTCACCCGCGAAGCCGCCGCCGCCCGCATCGAGGCGCTGGAGGCGGCGCTGCGGGCGTGTGTCCAGTACCATGTCAAGGCCGCCGCCGACAATCGAGCCATCGCGGCGGTCAATCAGAACAACGATCTGGGCGAGGACAGTCTGACAGCCGCCATCGACCACGATATAGCGGCGGAAGATATCGGCGACATCGCCCGCGCCGCCCTCGAGGAGCAGGACAAGTGAAGCTAAAAATCAGCGAGCATTCGCTGCAAGTCACCGTGCTCGACTACCTGACCTACAACGCCAAGCCGGACATCTTCTGGCTGGCAATCCCGAACGCTGCCCGCCGCTCGCTTAGCCTCGGCGCTCGGATGCGGGCCGAGGGTCTGCAAGCGGGCGTCGCTGACCTCTGCATTATGCTGCCGGGCGGCAAGGTCGGCTGGCTGGAACTGAAGACCGACAGAGGCCGGCAATCGATCGCGCAGAAAGGTTTCGAGGCCAAGTGCAAGCGGCTCGATCATCCCTACGCGCTAGCAAGGACGCTGGACGAAGCAATTGCCGCACTCACACAATGGAAGGCCCTGAAATGACCGACACTCTCGAGCACCGCGAACCGGCAATCCGTCTCAGCCGGGATCTGATCAAGGCCAGCAGCACCATGACGACGATGGAAGCGCGCTACCTGGTCGACGCCTACTATCTGATGCAGGACGATCGCAAGCGCGCCCATAACCAGGTGCGAGCAATGGAGGAGGAACCGCATAGTGTGATCGGCTGGCTAGCCGGGCAGAGCGAGACGCTGGAGGGCCAGATCAAACGCGCGCTGGACAGCTACAGCGACAGCCACCCCGCGGGCGCGTGGCTGAAATCCAACTACGGCATCGGGCCGGTGATCGCGGCCGGGCTGCTGGCTCATATCGACATCCGCAAGGCACCGACCGTTGGCCATATCTGGCGGTTCGCCGGCCTCGACCCGACCACCAAGTGGGAGAAGGGCCAGAAACGGCCGTTCAATGCCGAACTGAAAACGCTGTGCTGGAAGCTGGGGCAGTCGTTCATGAAGTTCAGCAACAAGGACGAGTGCGTCTATGGCGCGGTGTATCGCGAGCACAAGGCCAAATACGTCGCCCGCAACGAGGCTGGCGACTATGTGGCGCGATCGGCCGAGATCCTGGTCGAGAAGAAATTCCGCGCCGACACCGACGCGTTTAAACATCTGAGCGGCGGCAAGCTACCGCCGGCCCAGATCGATGCCCGCGCCCGCCGCTACACGGTGAAACTGTTCCTGTCGCACTTGCAATGCGTCTGGTGGTTTATCGAATTCGGTGAGCTGCCGTCCGCGCCGTATGCGATCGCGCAGAAGGACCATACACACTTCATCGCCATGCCCGGTCACCAACTGGTACCGGGATTGACCGAGGCATTGCGTAAGAAGGGATGGGCCTAAGCCAGCTTCAGCGAGAGCACCATGACGATTGAGCGAGCCAGAGAGGTAGAGAGTGCCATTGGCAGAGAGCGAGCCTAACGGAGAGAGAGCGCCAAAAAACAAGAGCGAGCCGTTCAGGTCGAGAGCACCTAAGGGTATGAGCGAGCCACGGAATTCGAAAGCACCGAGGAAAAGGAGCGAGCCAGATGGATTGAGAGCACCTGAATGCTGGAGCGAGCCGTCGGTTTTGAGAGCACCAAAGATCGTGAGCGAGCCAAGTCTGATGAGAGCACCGTAAGAGGGAAGCGAGCCAAGAGGCCAGAGAGCGCCGTGCGACAAGAGCGAGCCAGTTCATGTGAGAGCACCATACAGCGTGAGCGAGCCACCTCCTCGGAGAGTACCAAACGAAGTAAGCGAGCCAGCAAAACTGAACGCGCCATATTCCGGGAGCGAGCCACGAAATGTGAGAGTACCAAGATCACCGAGTGAGCCAGTTGGTGAGAGAGCACCGAATGAGCAGAGCGAGCTAGATAACTGGAGAGCACCAAGGTCGCCGAGCGATCCATTTAAATAGAGAGCACCAAAATGAGCGAGCGAGCCACGCGAGGTGAGAGCACCAGATAACGCGAGCGAGCCAGCAACGTGACTGCAACAAAATCCGCGAGCGAGCCGCATCCACGGAGAGTACCGCGCAGCGTGAGCGAGCCAGTCATCGCGAAAGCAACAGGGCTAATGAGCGAGCCGACAGGATTGAGAACACCAGAGTAAGCGAGCGAGCCTTTGTGGATGAGAGCACCAAGCGAGCCGAGCGTTAGCCATCCACAACGAGAACACCACAGAAGGCGAGCGAGCCGGGCATGCTGAGAGTACCGAGGAGCAGGAGCGAGCCAGCCGCAGGGAGAGTACCATCCACAAGGAGCGAGCCACACACGCTGATAGCATCATCAAATAGGAGCGAGCCACACCCCCAGACGGCACCAAACTAGATGAGCGAGCCAACTGAAGTGAGAGCACCAAGCAAGCCGAGCGTCAGCCACTTGCAGCGAGAGCACCAAAACCCATGAGCACCAACCCGTTTGACCAACTCGCCGCCGAGCAGATGGCGGATGCCACCAAGCGTAAGCTGGAAGCCAGCCGCAAGCGCGCCGAGAAACGCCAAGCGCACATCGTCCAGAGCGACGCCGACGCACCGATGATCTTAGGTCCGCAAGAACAAAAGCTAGCGGATCAATCCAAGCAGATGCGAAGTTATCGGGCGTGGAAGAAATCCGAGTTCGATGCGATGGCCAAGCATCCGCTGTACTTCTCGAAATGGAACGAGTTCACGCGCCGCGTCCGCGAACTAACGCCGGACAACACCGACGCCTTCGTTGGCTACGTCGCCAAGCAGCGCTGGCTGCTCGAGGCCGAACTCGACATTCGCCGGCTGGCGCTGTCGTTCGTCGCCAACCGGCTGATCCGGATCCGGCTGGAGCAGGGGCTTAGCCCCATGGACGACAGCCTGCCGTTCTCCGAGGAGCCGCCGACCTTGTTCGAAACCATCCGCAACCTACTGAGGACCATGACGTGAGCATTATCAAGAAGACCCTCGACCAATACGCCGCCTCTGTGGATAAGCTGTGGACACACGACCGCAGTAACACGCTAGGGGCTTCAGAAGTCGGGCAATGCGCGCGCAAAGTCTTCTGGCTCAAGAGTGAGAACGACAGTGCCCATCGTGTGGATAGAGACCCCGACTACACCGAAACCTGGGGCGCGCGGATGCGCGGCACGGTATTCGAAGACAAGTTCTGGGAGCCGGCGTTGCGGGCCAAGTTCGGCAAGCGGCTGTTGTTTGCCGGAAGATATCAAAAGACATTCGTCAGCGATTTCCTGTCGGCGACACCGGACGGCATGATCATCAACCTGACCGCCGAGGAACGCGCCGAAATCGGGACCGGCGCTGATTGCGTCATGGTCGAGTGCAAGACTGCGGATCCGCGGACAAACCTCGACGTCGCCAAGCCGCAGAATGTCTTTCAAACACAAGTCCAGATGGGGCTGGTTCGGGAGAACACCGACTATCGGCCAACACACAGCGTTCTCAGCTACACCGACGCCAGCTTCTGGAGCGACGTGAAAGAATTCGTGATCGAATTCGATCCCGCGCTGTACGAGACGGCCAAGCAGCGCGCGATGATGATCATGACCGCGACCGAGCCGCCCAAGCCAGAGGGTTATATCGGCGGCGGCTACGAATGCCGCTACTGCCCGTTCACGATTGCCTGCGGGATCCAGCGCCGGAACTTGCCTTTTCAGGACAACGAAGTTGACCCGCAATTCGCCGCCGAGATGAAAGATGCGGCATTGTCCCTCAGGGCAATGGAAAATTCTAGGGACACACTAGACAGTGACGTCCGCGCGGCTCAGGATCAAATCAAGTCTCGCCTGCGCGAGAAAGGCGTTCGGAAGATCCCCGGCGTGTTGCAATGGTCCTCAGTCAAGGGACGCACCGGGTTCGATAACAAAGCAATCCAAAAAGCCGCCGTCGAGGCGGGTGTTGATCTGGATCAGTTCAAGACACAGGGCGAGCCAACAGATCGCCTTGTCATCACCGTTACCTGACATCCGTCAGGTGAAAACCGGCTGCCGCCATGGCGGGGCTAACAGAGAGCAGAGACATGAACGATATCGTCACACGCAATAATACCAACGTCGCCAAGCAATCCGACAATCCCTTTTCCGACTACGCCGATAGCGCCGTCACGACGTCGATTGTCGGCAAGCTGCTGAAGTTTTCGAAAGGCGACTGGCTCGCCGGCAAGGACGAGGACGAAGTGCCGGCGGGAACCAGGTTTGTCGCCAACATGGGCGAGTTGCTGACCGGCTGGCAACGCTGGGAGGACAACAAGCCGACTGACATGGTGATGGGCAAGGTTATGGAACGTTTCCAAGCCCCGCGCCGCAATGAACTCGGCGACATGGACCGCGAGCAATGGGAGGTCGATAGCACCGGCAAGGAGCGCGATCCGTGGCAGCGCACCAACTATCTGCTGATGAAGGGCGCGAATGACGGCGAACTGTACACGTTCACGACCTCGAGCAAGGGCGGCCTCGATGCCGTCGCACGGCTCTGCAAGGACTACGCGCCGTTCATGGCCCAGAAGCCGAACGAGTGGCCGGTGATCGAGATCGGCCACGACAGCTACGCCCACCCGAACAAGGATTTCGGGCGGATCAAGGTGCCGACGTTCAAGATTGTCGGTTTTGCGCCCAAGGCTTCGTTCGCGCCGGATCTGGGCGAGCAGCATCAGGTGGTGATGGATGACGATGCTGACGTGGATGAGTTTCCGGATGTCGAGGCTGAGAAGCCCGAACCCAAGCCCGCGCCAAAGCCGGCAGCCAAGAAGAACAGGATCTAAGAGGGAAGAAACGGCGGATCGATAAAAAAGCGGCGGCAGGGCCTACTACTCCCTGCCGCCGACATCGTCCGGTAAGCATCCTCGAAGGGGCACAACAATGACGCTACGCGCGGACAATGAAGCACGTACAACAGTAGAAATAATTACCGAGTTCCTCTCCGCCATCTTTGAGGGAACGCAAGAACCGAAATTCTTCCAGACACTGGCGAATGACGCTGGTGACGCCGACGAAGCCCTGAACAAGAAATCCATCCTGACCGACCAGGTCGCGAGCATCGCGCACTTTGTGAGGCGTCATGATCGTAACCGGCGGGGAACATTTTTTTGTGTCGCAACGATAGCTAAAGGGTCATCGACGCGCAACAAAGATAATTGTAGCGAAATCACGGTAGCGCACACAGACCTCGACTTCCGGTCGATCGCCGAGGACGAGCCGGCGATCCGGAAAGTGGTCGAGACACTGCCGATCCCGCCGTCGATCGTTGTCTTCTCGGGAGGCGGCCTACACCTGTACTGGCTGCTGAAAGAGCCGCTGCCGGCGCAGGAATACCGCGAGCGTCTGGAGGCGCTGAACCGCCAACTGGCCGCGGTGCTAGCCGGCGATGGTAGCGCTACCGACGTCTGCCGGCTGATGCGGCTGCCCGGCACTGTGAACAGCAAGCACGGCGACCAACGAAAAGTAGTGGTCGAAAAACTGGACGCTGCTTTTCGTTACGACTTTGACGACCTCGAGGCGAGAGTTGGCGAGTTGCGTCCGGGGCGGCTGACCGTCAAGGCGGTAGCGCCCCTACCACAGTCTCGTGCCGGGAAGGGTATGGGCCAGACGAAAACCGGCAATGACGATCGTACCCTTCCCGGACAGAACGCGAACCCGTTCCTGAAGGTCGCCGAGGAGCAGGGCTGGAAGCCGCCGCTCGATGTCGCGCAGGCGCTGGCCTCGATGACCTACCCCGGCAACGTGCACGACACCCAGATCCGGGTGGCGGCCTCGATGGCTAAGGCCGGAGCCGGGCGTGACGACGTGATCAACACGGTACTGGAAGCGACCATGAACGCCCCAGGCGTCGACGTCGCCAAGTGGGACTTGAGGGCCGAGGAGAAGAAGATAGGCGGGGCGTACGACAGCGCGGTTGCCAAGTTCGGAATGCCGGGAAATGCGCCGGCAATTACGCCGGATTACGCCGTTTCACGTGAAACGCCCAAAACTACGGCCAGCGTGTCCGGGAAAGGTGCTCCGATAGGGGCTGCGGAGGTGGGAAATGTCGTACCATTTTCCACCGGGAAAAAGCGGAAAGCCGCAACCGCGCAGGCCATGCATATCGTGCTGGCAAACAACGCTCTGACGGTGCTGGAGGATCGTGGCTACCGGCTGATGTTTACCGAGCGCGGGGGCTACGTCTACGAAACCGGGCTGTGGACGTTGCGCGACGACAAGGACCTGACCGGCTGGCTGAACGCCTACCTTGAGGACAGTGCACAGCAGGGGCTGAAGCTGGAAAGCACTACCCGGCTGATCAATGAGGCGCGGGCCTACATTATCCGCCAGCCGAGGCTTCAAGGCCGAGGGACGATGTTTGACCGGCACGGCAAGGTGCCGACGCTGTCCGGATTAGTCGATCCCCGCACCGGGGAAGTCGAGCCGTGCCTGCCAGAGCATTTTTGCACCTGGCAGATCCCATTTCATTATGACCCGGAAGCAAAGTGTCCGCGCTGGCTCCAGATGCTAGGCGACATGTTCGCTGATCGCCCGCTGGAAGATCAGCAACTGCACATTCGACTGTTGCAGGAAATGCTGGGCATGGGGATGGTTGACGACAGGAGTAAGCACCTGTCTCTCGCCTTGATTTTCCAAGGTAATCCCGATGCCGGTAAATCAGACGCGATCGATGTCATGGCCGGGCTGTTCGGGCCTAACGTGAACCCCACTCCATTGGACGATCTGGACAAAACGCACGGCACAATGGCGTTCGCAAAGCGGGTGCCGTGGGTTCTGCACGAGGCTTTTGAGCAAGCCAAGTGGCACATGTCGGGAACAGTCAAATCGATCATCAGCCTGGACGGTATCCGGATCAACATGAAGGGCGGCCGGATTTTCGAGCACCGCCCGACCGGACCCATCTTCTGGGGCACCAACCCGGTGCCGCAGTTCAAGGAAAGCAGCGGAGCGATCGTCAGCCGTATCGTCGTCGTGGCGTGCCGCCAGAAGTTCGATAAGAAAAACCCCATTGGGGTTGCCCTCCTCGCCAAAAAGGCGGGCCTGGCAGGGCCGTCGCAATTAATCCTCAAGACCGAAATGGAAGGCGTGCTGGCGTGGGCATTCGCCGGCCTCCAGCGGGCGCTGAAACGCGGCTACTTTATCCAGCCGAAGGACAGCGAGGAAATCGCCGGGGCTATCCGGGAAGACAGCAACATTGTCATCGGGTTCATGGGGTGCGTCGACTTCAATCCGAACGGCAGGATAAGGGTCGCCGACTTTGAGGCGGCGCATTCTGCATGGTGGAAAGAACGCAAGAGGACCGACCGTGGCACGCCTTCGGGTGACAGCATCACCAAGGCGCTGAAGGCATTAGGGGAACCCCGGATTGCTTTCGGCCTCAAGGACAATCGCTACCGCTACTATTGCGGCATGTGGCTGAACGAAGAAGGCATGGCCTACTGGAAGCACACCGTCAATTCCAACAGCTACGACGACCACGCCAAGAAGGCTTCGACGCACCTACCAGATGAGCACGCTGAGGTAAATCAACTCATCCCGCCGGCCTGGGACGGCAAGCCAGCTGTTTTTGCTATGCAGGCAGCGCATACGCAATCGGTGACGAGTGGTGACAGGGAAGGTGACAACGACTTCCCTGGTGACAGGCCCCTCGGTGACAGTGGTGACAGTGGGGTGGACTTGGGTGACACGTTTTGATTTTACCTGTCACCGACGCAAGGCTCTGATTTAACGACAGGATCGAGCGGTGGTGACAGGAGTGACAGGGTTTTTTCTTTATTGGTTGTTGTTGTTGTTGTTGTAAGAGAAGGGGGAGGTAGGAGGTAGGGGGGTGTGGATAGAAGGGTGTACAGATAATATACGCAAACTCGTCACCACGCCTGTCACCTGTCACTTTCGTCGGAAATCATGGGATGTAGCTATGAAAAAATCTGAATGGCAGGACCGACAGGACCGCGTCGCCGGCGAGGCTGAACGCCTGAAACAACGCGAGCCGCCGAGCCTCCAGCAGCTGGTGCTGGATCACGGCACCTACGACAAGATCACCCCCGAGGCCTGGGACAAGTTCGACAAGGCCATGGCCGAGTGGAAGGCAAAGATCCGGTTCGGGGAGTTCCCACCGAAGCGGATCTAATGTTACTCGGGAACAGAACACAGGAAGAACGAAGTGAGCATCACACACCTGCACGGCACAACACCCCCGCCAAACGATTTGCAGCCTCGTACAGAGCCGATCCTGTCGACGGCACTGGCAACCAGCCATCACCGCCCGGAGCGCGTCACGGACCAGCGGGAGCGGCTCGGTGGGGCACTGGAGGAGATCCGGGCGATGGGGGACAAGTTGGATGAAATGCGGGAGGTCGCTGCGGAGCGGGCCAGCACGATCCGGGAGCTGAACGCCCACGTCGACTATCTCGAGGGCCGGATCATTCGGCTCGAGGATGACCTCCAGCTCTACATGCGCAAGGCGGTCAGCCTCGCCCGCACTATCCAAATCATCTGGCAGGCGGCCGACGAGGGCAATCGGCTGGCTAGGGCGGCGGACGAGGGCGAGGCCGAGCCGGAGGCGTAATAAAGCGGCCCGCTAATTCCTCGAATTAGCGGGCTATTCTATGGGCGGAAAGTTTGTCCTAGGACGGCTTGACAGGGGTATCAAATTGTCCGATAAAGGCTCCACACACAACGGAGTTACATTATGAAATGCATCTTCGCGCTGCTGCTGCTCGCTAGCCCGCTCGTCCCTGCCGTCACCGGCTTCGCGATCGGGCAAGAGGTCAAATACATCTACCCGGAGATCCCGACCGAGCAAGAAAAGATCGACGCCCTCAAGTTGGCCTACGAACTCAACGGTAACAGCATGGTCCGCCGGCCCGAGCAGGGCATGATCGACCTCTCGGGGCCGGCCAGCTTCTCCCTGCCAAAGGGCGATCGCATCATCCCGCTCATCAAAAACCCCCAAGGCCGAAAGACCGCGCCATGATGGCTGAAATCTATCTCGGTCTAGGTGTCGTTCTGGTGCTGGTCATTGTCGCCTTCATAAAGAACGAAATATGACTTGGCAGGACGAACGCATGATGTCCCCAGCGCAATACCGCTGGTACATCAAGGCGCTAGGTATGTCACAGGCCGGCGCAGGGCGATACCTCGGCGTCTCCGAACGAACCTCGCGCCGGTTCAGCCGGGGCGAGGCCGAAGTGCCGACCTCGATGGTGCTACTGCTGCGCTCGCTCTACCACCACGGCGATAAGCCGGTGGTGCCGAAATGGCACAAGAACGGAAACTGACCCTGTCCCTCGGGACAAGGTGGACAAACCACTAAATCTGGTGTCTTTTCAAAGCCTCGCCCCAACTGGCGGGGCTTTTTCATGCCATCTGGCGGGCACACCAATGGCGAATGCCAAGATCATTTATCTGATCGCCGACGCTGCCGACCGTCTCTCCGAGCGGGTCGAGAACGAGCGCGAGGCCGACGCCGCCGCCCTCCTGGAAATCATCGAAGAAGAACTGAATAGCGCACGCGACGAAATCGAGGCGTTGCGGCGGCGTGTTCAGAAATTGGAGGAGGGGGTGCACCCCTAGCTAAGTGGCTGAAACCAAACGAGTAGTCGATTTGAAATCTTTGGCTCGCGGCTATACTGAGCAGTGCATTAACGTGCTTGGCGGGTATGCCAATAGCGAGGGTGTCGAGCCTGACATCAAACTCCGTGCGGTTGCCATACTGCTCGACCGCGGCTGGGGCCGGCCAATGCAGACAACTGAAAACAAGCACGAAGGCGAACTCAACATAACCGTGCGCAACATTATGGAGGGGCGAAAATGAAAATCGCCGCGCTCATTCGTCACTCCGAACGCACGAAAGCAGAGCGTGACGAACTCGAGCACGCGATGCGTGAGATCGAGCGCGTGCAAATCATGGACAGCCTCTCCGCAATCCGCATGCGCTCGATCGCGCGCGTGACGCTGAAGATGGTCGACAAACATGAGTTGGTTTGATCCAGACATCAGCTTCATCATCATTGCGGTCATCAGCGTTCTTGTGCTCGCCCTCGCACTGCTGATCTGGAGGCCGGTGTGAGTGGTCACAGCTGTTTGATCAACCTCGCAATGTCATTGGCGCTCTGGTTCGTCATCATCTACTCCGTGCGGAGGGCGCTGTATGTCGATTGACATCACGGTCCCGCACAACGGCTGGACGCCGCGCCCGCACCAAATGGCGCTGTGGCGCTATCTGCACGAAGGCGGCAAGCGCGCGATCGCGATCTGGCATCGCCGGGCCGGCAAGGATGATGTCTGCCTGCATCATGCGGCTGTCTCGGCGGTGACTAGAGTGGGCGGCTACTGGCACGCCTTGCCGGAGTTCAACCAGGCCCGCAAGGCGGTGTGGGCGGCAGTCAATCCACACACCGGCAAGCGTCGCATCCACGAAGCGTTTCCATCCGACTTCATCGAGAACATGGATGATCACGCCATGTTCCTGCGGTTCAAGAATGGCAGCACGTTCCAGATCATCGGCAGCGATCGCTACGATGCCACGGTCGGCTCGAGTATCGCAGGCGTCACATACTCAGAGTATGCTCTCAGCAATCCGAGCGCCTGGGCTTATCACCGCCCGATGCTGGCTGAGAACAACGGCTGGGCATGCTTCATCAGCACACCACGCGGTCGCAACCACGCCAAGACGATGTACGACTATGCGCTGCAAGCGCCGAACTGGTTTGCTGAGCGGCTGACGGTCAATGACACGGACGCGCTGACACCGGAGCAGCAACGTGAGACGTTGGCCGAGATGCAGGCGCTGTACGGCGTCGAGCACGGCCAGGCGATGTACAAGCAGGAATACGAATGCGATTGGGCGAGTGCGTTGTTGGGGAGTTTCTATGCACTGGAGATGCAAGCCGTGCGCGAGGAGGGGCGGATCATCGAGTGCGAGCCGATCGAGGGCGCTCCTGTCAACCTGGCTTGGGATCTGGGAGTGTCTGACGACACGTCTATATGGTGGTGGCAGGCGCAGCCGTCCGGACAGCTGCTGATCCTTGATCATTATGCTGCCAGCGGTGTCGGCCTCGAGCATTACTGCGACGTCATCCAGCAACGCGAGCAAGAGCGAGGATGGATCCATGGCAGCGATTACGTCCCGCACGACGCGAAAGTTAAGGAATGGGGAACAGGCCGAACGCGAGTTGAAACAATGTCTGGCCTCGGCCTCAAGCCAATACTTGTCCCACTGGCCTCGATCGATGACGGGATTAACGCCGTCCGAAGATCTTTACCTTTATGCGTGTTTCATCCGCGGACTGAGGATGGTGGTATCAGCGCGCTTGAGCAGTACCGCCGAGAGTGGGACGATGAACGGAAATGCTTCAAGCCCAGTGCCGTCCATGACTGGACCAGTCACCCGAGCGATGCCTTCCGGTACCTCGCGCTATCCTTCCGGCCAGCGCCCCGCCGCGAAATCAAAACCCCGGCTCCTCAAGGTTGGATAATCCCGCCGCCGCGGGATGATTACGGTCGACGTGGAGGGATCCGGCTATGAGACGGATCACCCGCAACGAGCGCATTCGAGACATCAAGCCGGAGCGCGAGCGCGGTCCGGCGGTGTTCAAGTTGCCGCCGCGTGGTGACGCCGAGCACGATCCGATGTTTCCGCGACCCACAGGGGTGATTGGGGCTGTGTGGGTCGGCGGCCTCGACCCGTTGCCGGCGTCACCGACACCGGCAACGCCCGAGCCGGTGCAAGAGTTGCAGCAATATTATGAGCAACTGCCGTCGCCGCCCGAACAGCACAATGACCACGTCATGACATACTGGATGTGGCGTCTCGACCGCATGGAGGCGAAACGCAATGGCTGAATATGACAAGCCGGACGAAGACGACATCCGGCTCGATGACGAGGACTACAACCCGCAGCTGGAGTCGAAGTCGGCCAAGGCGTGGCTGAACTTGTTGCAGGAGAGCGAGGACGCGTTCAAGGACTGGAACGAGCACTGCGACCTGATCGACCGGCAATACGCTAGCCTCGAGCGTCTCAGCCAGATGAACCGCGACAAAGAGTTTCAGATGTTCTGGGCCAACGCCGAGGTCATCAAGCCTTCAATCTACGCCAAACCACCGCAGCCGGTAGTCGTGCCTAAGTTCCAGGATCGACGTCCGGTGTACCAGGCAGCGAGTGAACTTGCGGAACGTTGCACTGTCGTCGCGTTCGACCTCGCAGAGATAGATGAACTGATGAAACTTGTTCGTGACGATCTCGCCCTTGCCGACCGCGGCGTGGCCTGGTGTCGTTATGAAAGCGGCAAGGGCAACTACTACGGCCACGAGAAGGTTTGTATTGATTTCAAGAACCGTAGAGACTTTCTGCATTCGATCTCGCGAAACTGGAGGGAAGTGACGTGGGTTGCGGCGGCAAGTTATCTAACGCGCGGACAGGCCCGCAAGCGGTTCCGGAGGCATAGTGGCGACGAATACCAGCAAGCCGAGTATCGAGTTGACAAGGACAGCCAAGAAGTCGGAGGCGCCGACAACCGAGAGCGCGCCAAGTTCTGGGAAGTCTGGGACAAGGCCAACCAGCGCGTGCTCTGGGTCGCCCACGGCTGCGAAAAGATCCTCGATGAAGACGACCCCCACCTGGATCTCCGAAGCTATTTCCCTTGCCCAAAGCCGGCATATGGAACGGTGCAGCGGGGGTCTCTGGTTCCTGTGCCCGACGTGCTCCAGTACCGTGACCAGCTTGAGGAAATCAATCTCTTAACCGGGAGGATCCATGCGCTATCCGACGCGCTGGAGGCGAAGGGTTTTTATCCGGCTGGCGGGTCGGAAATTGCGGATGCGGTCCAGACGGCAATGGCGACGCATACGCCCGGGCGTGTACTTGTTCCTATCTCCAATTGGGCAGCGTTCGGTGGATCGAAAGAGGTTATTGTCTGGCTGCCGATCGACATGATCGCGACCACGATCACGGCGCTGGTGGCGCTGCGAAAACAAGTCATTGAAGACATTTATCAAGTCATGGGCTTGTCCGACATCATGCGCGGCGCGACCGATCCGCAGGAAACGCTGGGTGCGCAACGGCTTAAGAGCCAATACGGATCGACCCGGATCCGCGACAAGCAGCAGGAACTGGTTCGCCTTGCCAGGGACTTGGTCGAGATCTCGCTGGAGATCATCAGTGAGAAGTTTGACGAGGCCACCATCATCGAAATGAGCCAGACCCAGCTGCCGACCAAGCAGATGATTGACAAGCAGATCAAACAGATCATGCAGCAGGCGACGCAGGCGCAGCAGCAGGCACAGCAGATGATGCAAACGCCGCAGGCGCAGCAGGCGATGCAGCAGAAGCCGGATCAGGTCAAGCAGATGATGGAGCAGTTCCAACAGATGCAGCAGAAGATGCAGGACAGCATTCAGGCGCTGCAACAGAAACCGACGATCGACCAGGTGCTGCATTTCCTCAAAGACAACCGGGCGCGGTCGTTTACGCTCGACATCGAGACCGACAGTACAATCATGGTTGACGAGCAGATGGAGAAGCAGCAGCGCACCGAGTTCGTGCAAGTGCTGGGAACGTTGCTGCCGCAACTATCGCAGATGATCACGGCTGACGCCAAGACCGCGCCGTTCTGCGGCGAGATCCTGAAGTTTGCCACTGCGCCGTATCGGGCGGGGCGCAGTCTGGATGCTGCGATCGATGATTTGATCGAGCAGATGAAGATGAAGGGCGACCAGCCGCGAACTGATCCTGAAGCCGAGAAGGTCAAGGCACTGATGCAGATCGAGAACCAGAAGCTGGAAGTGCAGAAGCAGAAGAACCAGGCAGATACCCAGCTGAAGCAGGCCGAATTGCAGCAGAAGGATAAGCAGCACACTGCCGAGCAGGAGACGCAGAAGCAGATCAAGATGATCGAGATGCAGAGCAAGACGCGAGACGACGAGTTGCGCGCGCAGACGGTCAATCACAAGCAGATGGCCGATCGCGAGAAGCATCAGGCCGACATGATCAAGAAACAAGTCGACATGCAGGCGGCGCAGCAGAAAGCGCAGCTAGCGTCGGAGCAGGTGCAAATGCGCCGGCACGACATGGCTGCGAAGGCTGCGGAGCGGCAGGCGATGCAGCAGTTCAAGATGCAGCAGTCGCCGGGAGGGCAGGGGCCATGAGCGAGCAGCGGGATCGTATTACACAGGCCTTGATGGCGCAGATGGTGCCCTCACCGTGGTTGGTCGCGCCGGGCGAGGCTGTGATGATGGTGCCGCCGAGTGAGCGGGATCTGATTGAGCGCGCGCCGGTGATGGAGGGGCAGGATCTGAACGCCATCCGCGGCGAGGATCTGATGCAGCAGTATTTCTGGCCTGATCCGGTCGAGGAGAACATCTGATGTCGGAGGTTCACAGTGCCGGATCATGTATGGGGCCAAGGCTTATGGGATCAGGCGCACTGGGACACCCGCACCGCCGATCACGGCGCGTTGACGCTAGCCGGCGGTTCGACGGCGTTGCGTCTCGGCCGCGGTGTGTTCGCGACCAATGGCACGCTGAGATTATCGGGCCAGCCTGCTACGTTTCGGCTGTCGCGCAAACTGGTGGCGCAAAACGGATCTCTGGCGCTGGCTGGTGGCGCGGCGGCGTTGCGTCTCGGTCGTCGATTGCCTGCGGTGGCCGGGACGCTGGCGCTGTCGGGCCGAACGGCGGCGCTGATTTACACGCCTGCGGCCGGGATCAACCACTACACGCTGACGACAGAACTTGGTGTGCTTACGCTGTCCGGCAAGCCTGCCATTCTGGACGTGACGCGCGGCGCGCCACCGCTACCACAAGTCTGGCACATGGGACGGCGGCAGCGGTATTTGCTTGGACCTTGGGTTTCCAGATGAACACATTGGGAGGCTAAATTGGCCGCATTCACAAAGTACAATTTCTTCGTTGACGAAATCGCGATCGGCGGCCACCAGCTGAAGACGGCGGTGTTCAAATGCGCACTGACCAACACGGCGCCGACGCCGTTGACCGACACAGTCTGGAATACCACCGTGTACCCGGCCCCGGCGGCGGTCGGCGGCTATACTGCGGGCGGCAATACGCTGACGACCAGTTCGGCAACAACCTCGGCCTACGTGTTCAAGCTGGTGATCGCCGATACCGTATTCACGGCGACTGCGGCCGGCATCGGGCCGTTCCGCTACGCCATCATTTACAACAGCAGCGCCACCAGCAAGGTCGTTGGCTATTACGACTATGGCTCGAGCATCACGCTGGCCGACACCGAGACTTTTACGGTCGATTTCGACCCGACCAACGGCATGATCCAGCTGACGATGACGCCGTAAAGCTAAGTTTATGGCGATTACCTATACAATCGACCATGCGTTAAAGACTGGCGGAAGCGCCGGGTCTGTAGTTACCAGCGGTACGCTAACCATCGTTTCGACAAGTGTTATCACCGTTATGGTGATGTCGGAGGATAACACCACCGCCGGCACACTTACGATCTCCAACAGCGGGACGGCGTTATCTTGGACGCAGATTGCCGTCACCAATACGGCCAGTAACTGTAAAGTCCAGGCTTGGCGGGCGTTTGGTGACGCGAACGGCAATCGAACGGTGACGGTTACTGCGGGCCAACCTAACCAGTACATGAAGCTATCGAGCGTGGTCCATGCAGGCGCACACCAGACCACCCCAGTCCCGGCAGGAAAAGTTTTCAGCGGTGTAGGTACTACCGACGTTTCGCAGGCGATTACACCAACAGCCTCGGGCTCTTGCTTGTGGATGTGTGCGGCGGACTGGAATGCGACAAATACGTTTGCTGCTCGCGCCAGCAATACGCTGGAAAGCACGTCCAACGACGCTACCCGCGCAACCTTTACCGTTATTCGTCCGACGACGCAGCCGCTATCGAGCGGTTCGGCGTTTACGATGGGGGAGACCGATACTTCCGGCAAGATTGCGTGGATTGCGTTTGAAGTTGTCGCGGCAGCGGGCGGCGTTACCCATTACACGATGCCGGCGGTCAATGGCACGCTGACGCTGGCGGGGCAGACCAACCGGCTGGCGCGTTCACGCGATATGGACGCGGTGAACGGCACGCTGACGCTAGCGGGACCAACGGTTAACCTGATCTATTCGGGGGCCGGGCCGAAGTCGATGCCCGGTGGGATCGGTTTCCTGGCTGCATCGGGTCGGACGGTGACGCTAGCTCGCTCGCGCAAGATGCCTTCGGTAAACGGCACATTGACGCTGGCGGGGCAGGTCGCGGACCTCGATGCCGATCGCCGGGCAGCAGGCGGATTGGGCATCCTAACGTTGGCTGGGCAGGCCAACAGGATGGCCTATGGGCAGAAGGGCGCTGCTGGAAAGGGCCAACTGACGCTGGCGGGCCCGGTTGTCAACCTGATCTATTCCGGCGCGGGCGCGAAAGTATTGCCTGCCGGGCTGGGCTTCCCGGTGCTGTCGGGACGTACCGCAGTTTTACGGTACAGCCGCAACATGCCGGCCGCTGTTAGTATGGCGACGCTGGGTGGACAGCTGGCGGTTCTGACTTACACGGCTGTCGAAGGCGACATCGTCATGCCGGTATCGGCGGGCGTGTTGAGGATGGCGGGACAATCTGCGTTTCTGGATGTCACACGGATCCCGCCCAAGCCAATGGAATTGAAGTTCGGTCGGAAGGTGTATCTGAGACGATGGTAGCAACCAAAGGAGAGACCTAGATGGCCCAGAATGCGTTTACGGTAACGCCACCGAACCCTACGCCGCCGACAAACCTGAGTTACGTCGGCAACACGCCGCCGCTCGATCCGGCGCAGCCGTATGTTGACGACGGCATCCCGGCGGCGGTTCCCAACTCGCGGCTACTGACGCCAGCCAATGCGAACACCATCAACGACCCGGCCGGCGCGCTGACGTTGTTTGCGGTCAAAGTCGCCGCCAGCAATACCGCGGGTGCGCCCGGTGCCGGCGTTAGCGTCGATCACGAGGGCCGTGGCGCGGAAGTACCGCTGTCGGTGACCAGCACGCTACAGTCAGGCGCGACTTTCACCACGACGTGGGTCGTCCTCAACCCGCCGGCCTATTCCAGCAACCCGAACGCCACCCACGCCTCGAGCCTGTCGGCGACTGTGGCCTCGACCCTGACCGGCGTGACCGGAGCGAGCAACGTTTCCGGCGTCGGCACCACGTCGCTAACGGCAACGGGCACGCTGTTCAACCGCTCTAGCGTGCTTTACGTCAACGGCATCGCGCAGAACACGCAATATGTCAGCCCGACCTCGCTGACGGTTGCGACTGCGCTGAAGAAGACGTCAGCCGGCACGGTGCCTTGCTACGTCGTAACCAATGGTGGCGTAACCTCAACCGTGAACTGGACCCTGACATGACCACGAAAAGGACCACACCCGAGAATGAAGAACAGGGCCTCAAGCTGAACGAAGGCGAGCGCACCGCCTCCGACACGAAGCCCAGCGACCGTGAAGTCGAGCGCGCGCGCGATGGTGCTGAACTGACGCCGCAAACCGACCCCAAGCAGAACGAGGACCTCGGCATCCCCGGCGGCTACACCGAGGCGCAGAAAGAAAAGATGCGGGCCTCGCGCGACGAGCCGCCGAACACGCCGGATATCAATCCGGAGGCCGAACTAGAGACGATCAAGCGCAACACCGAGGCGGCGGTCGAGGGTCGCAGCGTCGACATCGGGAGCGCGCCGAAAGTCAGTGAAGGCAGCAGCGGCGGCAAGAATGAGGTCAAAGACGGCATCCCGACGCTTGAGATGCAGACCCAGATCAGCAACCAGATCGACGCCGAGCGCCGTAAGGAGCAGCAAAAGGCGCAGGCGGAACACGATGCCGCCGCCAAGCAAGTGAAAGAAGCACTCAACGCCGAGCAGAAGAAGCAGGCCGACGAGGCCAAGCAGGCGCAGCCGCGCGAGACGTTGCCGAAGTCCGAGCAGGGCCAGCCGAAGGATCAGCCCAAGGCCAAGGCCAAGGATGATGACGAGGATGAGGACGACGAGAACGGCAAGAAAGGCAGGAAGCGATGAGCGGTATTGCCATTAACGAGCCGGAAGGCGTCAGAGAGAGAACCCTGACGCCGGCGAGCCCGAACGAGCCGCCGGCGTTACCGGAGTGGGCGACTGAAGCTCCGGTTGTCACCGGACTGGAGCCGACCGAGTGCACGCTGGGGGATCCAGACTTCCGGATCTACGTCAGCGGCACCGGCTTCTATGAGCAGAGCACGCTGGTATTTGCCGGGCAGGACGAGCCGACGACGTTCGAGGACGGCAAGCTGTCGACTGGCGTCAACATGGCGGTGTGGCAGGGACCGGACACGGTTCAGGTTGGCGTCCGCAACGGCCCGATCGAGAGCAATACGATGCCGTTTACGTTCAAGGCGGCTGAGACACCGGAGGCCGAGGGGCAGTGGCGCACGACATCGGTTTCGACCGCCACGCCTCCCGGCCATGACGCCGACTATTCCGACCCGGACGAACTCGAGGACGAGCTCGATCAGGCCCGCGAGGAAGGCGATTTCACTCCGGCTCGAGGAAAACGACGATGACGGCGTGGGTGCCGAGCATCAAAAGCGTCAACGAGCCGCTGGCACCGTGTTTCACGGTGACGACAAGCCCGGTCAGCATCAATGAACCGGAAGCGACGGCAACGGAGCCAGCACAGGTTCGGATGCCGCGAGAGCGGCCGCCAATTGACGAGTTCAAGCCAATGCACCGAGACAGGAGACGCTGATGGCGATCGCTGTCGTGACCAAGGCATCCGGCGGCCGGCCGGTCGTAGAGGTAACAGCAACCAATCCGGCGCTTGGTATGCCGGTTACGGAAGTCACCAACGGCTGGGGCATGGCGGTTACCAAAGTGTCGGCGACTGTTGGTGGTTTGCCAGTGACATTCGTTCCTGTGGAGACGGGAAGCGGCGGCGGCGGCGGTGCCACATGGCCGTCTGCCGCCGACCGCCCCATGTGGACCGAAGGCACCAGCACCCTGTCATGGTCGGGACCGTCTGGCGGCGGCGCGACCGGAACGGCAGTGCCGCAAACCCGTGTGCTGACTTTACAAAGTACGACGATTAACACCAGTAGCGTCGGGCAGGTCATTCAAGGGCTTAACTTCAGCTCCGCTGAAGTCAGGATCAGGCACAACAATGTTGTTTTAAAACAGTGCCGTATTTTTTCCGGTAATCCGTTTTTGATCGAGGCGGACAGCGGATCACCGACTGGCGTGATCATCGAAGATTGCCTTATTGACGGCAATTTGAACCTTGGGACGACCGGCTACAACCCGACTGTTGGCGGCGGCGGCTCGATCATCCGGCGCTGCAATATTACCAGATGCGAGAACGGCATCGGTATCGGCGAAAACAACATGTCAATCTTTGACTGCTGGATCCACGATCTTAAATCCGGTGGCGGGGCGCATACTGACGGCATCCAGGGCACCGGCGGCTATACTGCACTGACGATCCGGGGCAACGCGATCTACTCCACCGACACCAGTTGCATCATTTTGCAGAACGAGAGTGCCGGCTATAGCGGGCTGGTGGTCGACAGCAATTTGCTGGTGATGAACAGTGGTTCTGCCTGCATCGTCTGCCGTGGTGATAAATCTGCTGGGGTGGTCGGTACCATATCGATCACCAACAACAAGCTGCAAAAGATTGGGGCGGTCTCTTACAACGACATTCAGTTCGTCACCGGCCCGGTCACCTATACCGGCAACACCGACTACGTCAGCGGCTTGCCGATTACGCAAGGACAATGACGCGCGACAATGGAAGGGGCACACGGCGAGCAGGTGTACATGACGGTTGGAGGCCGCCAGTGACTGTATTGCCGCGACGACAGGCGGCCACCGATGGTGGAATTGATAGAAGTCGAGCCGGGGAAGTGGCGCATCAAGCGTCCACCGCTGACCCCGGCACGGAGCGACCTCCCGCTCCCGAGCGTGATCAGCGACAGCATGGAGCCGACCGAGCACGTTGACGGCCGGTTCTACGCAAGCAAGGCGGCGTTTCGGGCGGTTACCAAAGCCCACGGTCTGACTGAGGTTGGCAACGAGAAAACTGCCAAGCCGAAGGCGCGCGCCAGTACCAGCAAGCAGCAGAAAGAAGCACGGCGGCAGGCCATCCGGCAGGCCGTCGCGCGCTATCGCGCGGGCGAGCGTCCGCAACGGTCAGTCTGACCGGAACAAATCAGGAAGGGAACACCTATACCATGACCGATACATCCAGCGCGCCTCCGAGTTCACCGACCACGCCAACCGTGCCGACTGCGCCGACGCCCTCGAATTACGAGGTGACGATCAACCAGAACCCGACCAACACGCCGAACCCGCTGGGGCCGCAGGCTCCGGACGCGCCGACCGGCGACATCAAGGGATCCGAGCACCGGCCGATGAGCCGGCGCGAGGCCATTCAGGCCGCATTCGACCGCGCCAACAACCCGCCGCCGAAAACCAAGCCAGCCGAGGCAAAAGAGGCAAAGGAGGCGAAGCCCGCCGAGGCCAAGAAGGGCCACAATCAGCCGCCCGAAGATATGCCGACCGAGAAACTTGATCTCAAAAAACGTCCAACTGGTGACGTGCCGCGCGGCGAACGGGGGCAGTTCGCGCCGCGAACGAACCAGCAACCTGAAAATCAACCTAAGGAGGGGGGTCACACCGAAAACGGGACAAACCAGCAACCTGGCCAACCCACCCAGCGTGCCAATCCGCTGCCCGACCACGCTCCGTACCGCGAGCCGCCGCCGCGGTTCTCCGAGCCGGGTAAGGCGGAATGGGCCGCAGCACCGGAGAGCGTGCGCGCCGATGTCTACCGGATGCACCGCGAGTTTGACGGGGCCTATCAGCAGTACCGTGGCGCGGCCGAGGCATTCATGCCGGTCGCCAAGTATCACGCGATGGCGCAGCAGCACGGCACGACGCTGGAGAAGGCGCTGGAGAGCTACACCGGCATTGAGATGAAGCTGCGTGCGGACCCGGTGGCCGGACTAGACAACATTGTCTACAACCTCGGCCTCACCGATCCGGAGACCGGCCGGCGGCTTAATCTGCGCGACATCGCCTATCACGTTCTCAGCCAGACCCCCGAGCAACTGAAGCAACTCCAGCAGGGCAACCAGCAGAGCGCTGCGCAACAGCAGATCGGCGCGTTGCACCGTGAAGTTACGGGGTTGAAAGGCGCGTTGCATCAACTGCATACTGCGCAGCAGTTTCATTATACCCGGTCGCAAGTTGATCAGTTCGCTGACCAGCATCCGAGGTTTGATGAGCTTGGGCCGTTGATCGAGAACGAGTTGAAACTCGGCTTCGATCTGGAGACGGCCTATCGAAGGGCAGAGTTGCTTCATCCTGCCACGCACGCGGCTCAGACCCGCACCGCATCGGCTCAGACCCGACCCACGAACATTGACCGCAGCATTTCCGGCGCGCCTGAAGCTGGCCCATCGAATGGCCAGTCACGGCCGAAGGGACCGCCGCCAAGTCGCAGAGAAGCCGTTCAGAACGCGATCCGCCGCGTTCAAGGCTCGATGTAGTCACGTCTGAGTTTCAACCGATGAAAGGACAAGGGCGATGCCCAACCTGACGAGTAATGCCCAATACATGCAGATCTTGAGCATGTCGCTCGAGCAGCGCGCGAGCGGTTATCAGGACCTCGTGAGCAACAACAACGCACTGCTCGCGGTGATGAAGCGCAAAGGCCTCTGGCAGACCTATCATGGTCCGCGCATTCGCCAGACGCTGCAAGTCGCGAAGCAGATCGGTCAGTGGTACAGCGGCTATGACCAGCTGCTCAATCCGGCGATCGATCTGTTTAACGATGCCTATTTTGAGCCGAAGATGGTCGTCGTTCCCGTCATTCTCAGCATGCAGGAAATCCTCAACAACGAGGGCGAAGGCCAGCTGATGGATGTCTATGACAGCTACATCGACGCGGCCGAGCGCAGCCTCGAGGACATCATGGACGCCGCGCTGTATGGCGATGGCTCGCTCAACGGCGGCAAGCAGCTGACCGGACTAGCGACGGCTATTCCGATCATCAACAACACCGGCGTCTATGGCGGCATCGATCGCGCGCCGGCAGCGAACGCCGTGTGGCGCACGGCGACTTATGACGCCAATGCCGCGCCGTTCACGTCGATCGGCACGCAAGTCAACTCGACCACGATCCGGCCGATGCTCAACCTGATCATGACCAAGCAGTCCCGCGGTAAGGACTATGCGGACCTCCTGATCATGTCGCCCGAGCATTACGCGGCCTATGACGCCGCCACGGTGGCAATCCAGCGCATTACCAACGAGACATCGATGGGCAAGCTGGGCTTCAGTTCGCTGGAGTATGTCGGCGGCGGCAAGCGCGCCGAAATCGTGATGGACGGCGGCATCGGATCCAACATGCCGGCGAACACGACCTTTGGCATCGACACCGACAGCCTCCGGTTGCGTTACCATCCGAACCGGAATTTCGACACCCTGTTCGAGGGCGACGGCATGATGCCGATCGACAAGGACGCAGTGGCGCAATTCATTGGTTGGATGGGTGAATTGACCATGGTCAACCCATTCTTCAACTGGCGCTTCTACGACAGCAACCCGGCTGCCTAATACAACTTTTGCGGAAGTGGCCTCCAACCGCCCCGCAGAAACCGGAGCCGTCCCGGCAAGGATCTAACGCCTTCCGAGCGCTTTGCCGAAGACGGCTCCGGACCAATTAACAACGGAAGGAAATCTCGCCTATGGCTATTCAGCAAGATCCCGATGCTTCAGTCGTCGCCCTGTTCAAGATGATGGCACGCAAGAACGAAACCGAAAGCATCCAACAGAACCGTCCGGTGTTCGATGACCTCGAGGTGGTCGAACTGCGCTATCCAGGATCCAAGAACGTTGGCGTCTATCCCGCCACCGGCTTCTCGCATTGGATCACCGCGTCCGATGGCAGCCAGCAGCCGCTAACCTACGCCGAGCGTTTCCGGCGGCAATACCAGCAGTTCAAAGCCGAGGCCGTGCAGACCAAGTCCGGCACGCCGCTGGACTACGGGCGCTTCCTGACCGAAGCGCGCCGCGCCGAACTGCGCGCACAGAACATCTACACCATCGAGGCGCTGGCCGCGATCGACGGGCTAGAGCTGAAGAACCTCGGCATGCACGGTCGCGACCTCAAGAACAAGGCGCAGGAGTATCTGGAAGAAGCGCGAACCGGCGCACCGAACACCCAGATGCTGTCTGAACTGGAGGCGCTGCGCGCTAAGAATGCACTGCTTGAGGAAGACATTCGCGCCATTAAGGACCGCGGCCCAGAGGTTACCCCGACGCGCGAGGACCGCTTCGACGGCATGAACCTCGATGAACTGCGCGAGTTCGTCACCACCAACACCGGCCAAACTCCGTTGGGATCGATGAACCGCAAAACCCTAATCCGGCTGGCGCGTGACGCCGCCGGCAATTCGACCACGAAGGCGGCATGACGATGACCCTGTTGTCTGTGGTGCGGGATGTGTGCGCGGCGGTCGGTGTGACTATTCCGCAGTCCATATTTTCCGGCATCACCGGCAACAGGACCATGCAGGAGATGCTGTCGCTCGCCAACGAAATGGCGCAGCGCATCGCCTACGACAATCGCGACTGGACCACACTGAAGAAGACTGCGACCTTCGTCGGCGACGGCGTTACCACGGCATGGGATCTGCCAGCCGACTACAAGCGGATGCTGCTGACCTCAAATGTATGGCGCTCGACCTCGTCGCAAACGGCGATGCATTTTGTTCCCGACACTGATGAATGGCTCAACCGTCGCGTCGATAATGGCGATAGTGATAATGCGTGGGGCGAGTGGACGATGATGGGCGGGCAGATGCATATTTTCCCCGCACTAGCAGCTGATCAGAGCGCTTATTTCGCCTACTTGCACAAGAATTGCGTGAGACTTGGCAGCGGCGGCGTCAACGACGTTTTCCAGAACGACGACGATAGCTTCGCGCTGGACGAACGCGTTTTTAAACTCGGAATGATTTGGCAATGGAAGGCGCAGAAAGGGTCGCCTTACGCCGAGGATATGGGTACCTACGGTGACGCGCTGACCTATGCGATGGGTCACGACAGTCCAGGGCCGATCATCGTTGGCCGGGGCCGTGCGATCTACAGGGGAAGCTCGAATGCCTGGGTGGGGCCATGAGCCAACACCAGTTCTTTCGCCGATCCCCGGTGCCGCCGCAGGCGGCGCAACAGTTGCAGACCATCACGATCCCCGCCCCGACCCGCGGACTGATCCTGAACGAGAACGAAGCCTTCATGCAGCCCGGCGCGGCGCTGGTCTGTGACAACTGGAAGCCGACCATGCGCGGCGTCAGCCTGCGCGGCGGCTGCGAGGAATGGTGTCAACTGCCGGAAACGACGCCGGTTATTTCCGCGTTCGAGTACAACAGCGGCGTCAAACACCAGATTTTCGCAGCCAACCAGACCAAGATCTACAACGTGACAACCTCGACGCCGGTCGAGGTCGACAGCACCCGGACGTCGGGCAACCATGTCGCCTCGCAGCTCGCCAATCAGGGCGGCGATTTCATGATCGTGGCGGACGACGCCGGCGACCCGCTGCTGCGCTATGACGGCACGACCTGGACGTCACTCACCACCACGACACCTTCGGATTGGGTCAACGGCGCGGCGTATGTCATTGACGACCGGGTGCGCGACCCCAATGACGGCTCGCGCTGGAAATGCCTAGTGGCGCACAGTGCGCCAGCGTCCGGCACCTTCGAGGCCGACCGTATTGCCAACCCGTTGCGCTGGGGTTTTGACGTGGCCTCCGACGATGCGCCATGGATCATCGGCCCGGCGGGAACGCCGGTCGAGAACGGCGAGGCGCTGACCTACGTCTGCAAATACCGCAACAGGCTGTTCTTCATCGAGCGCCAGAGCATGAATGCCTGGTATCTCGGCCTGAACGCAGTGGGCGGACAGTTAAACCTTCTGCCGCTGTCGGGTGCCGCGACCAAGGGCGGCAAGCTGCTGTTTTGCGCTACTTGGTCGATCGACGCCGGCGACGGCATCGATGACAAACTGGTGTTCTGCACCGACCTCGGCGAGCTTCTGATCTTTACCGGCGGCAACCCGGCAGATCCCAACAACTGGCGGCAGGAGGGTCGTTACGAGATGTCGCCGCCGCTGGGCATGAACGCGCATCTGGCGGTGGGTGGTGATCTGCTGATTGCGACTGTCGACGGCATTCTTCCTACCAGCGGCGCGATTACGAAATCCCGCGCCGAGCTGGAGCTGGCCGCGATCACCCGCAACATCAAGCCGATGTGGCGCGATGAGGTCAACGACAAGCGCGAGCACCACTGGACGCTGTGCAAGTGGGATGAATACGGCGGGATCTTTGTCACGCTGCCGGGCGGCCTGCCCGGCAAGCAACGCTGTCTGGTCGTCAACTCGGCAACCGGAGCCTGGACGCGGTTCACCGGCTGGGACTGCATGTGCTTCATGCGGCTGGGCAGCGACATGTTTTTCGGCACCCAGACCGGCCAAATCATGCTGGCCGACCGCACCGGCTACGACAATGGCGTGCCGTATGTCGCGACGCTGGTCGGAGGCTGGGAGATGTTCTCCTCGCCATCGCAGACCATCACATGGCGACAGGCGCGGGCATCGTTCTTCTCGCGCGCCAGTGAGCCGTTCCAGCCACAACTGTCAGCGACGACCGACTATGTCGTGACCTTGCCGCCGCCGCCGAACGCCGGGCCGGATCCGGGGCTGCTCGATCTTTGGGACGAAGGCTTGTGGGACACGGCATTATGGGACGCCACCGCGCCAACGCCAACCGTGCGCAATACCATGTGGGTGTCGATCGGTATGACCGGATACTCGCACGCGCCGATCGTTCAGGTGACAGTGGCGCAAAACGCCAGGCCGATCGTAGACCTCATTTCAATTGCGGCAATTTTCGATCGGGCGGGCGTCAACGTGTGAGGAGAATGCAATGACGGACGTTTCTGGCATTCCTAACATGGGCTTCGGTGGCGGCGGCTATTTCGGGGGCATCCCGAACCAGCAGCCGGCGATGTCGGCAGCGCAGATCAATGCCGGGATGTGGGGCAACTACTCGCCTGGCGCGGCGCAGGCGACGCAGAACAACATCTATGGCGCGGGCGGCTTCGGTGCGCAGCCGGCCTATTATGCCGGGCTGGGTGCGGCATACGGCAGGGCGACAGGCGGTTTTATCCCCGGCGGCAGCCGAAGCATGAATGCCATGCGGACGGGTGGCGGCATCGGTAGCGACGCTGCGCGTGCACCGGACCAGCCCCCTATCCTGCCGCAGTATAACGGTCCCGCGTCATATGGCTGGGACACCAATGAAGGTGCTCCCGTCCCGCAGCAGTCCTATACCCCGCCAATGGGACAGTTCGCGCCTCAGGTCTATGGCTGGGACCATAACGAAGGTTTGCCCGGCGCGATCCCCGGCGGCAGTCGAAGCATGAACGCCATGCGGAGCGGTCAAAATTTCAATTACCTGAACCCGAACCCGATGGGTCCAGCTCAGAGTTTCCAACTACCGCAGCTAAACTTCAATGATCGGTACGTCCAGCCGCCGCCGCGCCAAATACAGTCGCCGTATGGGCCGGGAGGATATCCGCAAATGGAACCGCGCGTGCCGGGACAGCAAAGTGATGCGACGTTCGGGATGGGCTTCCCTAACGGGCTGCCGCTTGGTTGGAGCAATTCGTTCAATACCTGAAAGGTTGACAATGCTCGACTACGTATTCGGCCATGACGAGGTAGTAGCGGCGTTCGTGGCGCAGCTAATCCCCGAGTGCCGGGAGCGCGGCTTCGGCAAGTGTCGCGCCATTGGCGTGGTTGATGAAACCGGCCTGCTAGGCGGGTTGGTCTACCGCAACTGGTGTCCGGAGGTCGGCACGATCGAGATCAGCGGAGCGGCGCTGCCCGGCACCAACTGGCTGTCGAGGCGGACCATCCAGATCATGTACGATTACCCGTTCTACCAATGCGGCTGCCAGATGGTGATCAAAACCACGATGGCCGACAACGAGATCGTGCTGCGGATCATGGCCGCGGTCGGGTTCTCGCTGCATCACATCAAGCGCCTCGGCGGCCGCGATCGGGACGGCGTGGTCGGCACGCTGACGGTCGAGGACTGGGAAGCCAGCAAATACAACGCCAATCGCAAGCGTAAACCCGAACTGAAGGACGCCGCCTGATGCCGTACGGACCCCCACCCCAAGGCCCGCCACAAGGCGCGTCCGGCCAGCGCGACCGGATCGCGCAAACGCTGATGAACATCTCGCAGCCGCCGCCGCAGTCAATGGCACCGCAGATCCCGCAGATGCAGATGCCGCAGATGCCGCCGCCCGGTGCGCCACCACAAGGCGCGCCGCCGCCGCAGCAGCCTGGGCCGGCTCCATTGCCGCTATCACCGGGCGTGCCGCCGATGCAGCCACAGCCGGGGATGCCGTCACCGGGGTCAGCTGGCGCAATGCCGCCGGGGATGCCGGGCGGCGCGCTGGGCATGGCGCAGCCGCAACAGCCGCAGGGCATGCCGCAACAGATGCCGCCGCAGGGAATGCCTCCGCAGGGAATGTGAGCCATGTCGAAGCCCGAAGCTCCTACACCGCCCAACCCGTATCAAACGGCAGCGGCGCAGACCGGCACCAACGTCTCGACGGGGGTGGCGAACGCGTTCCTCAACAACGTCAACCAGAGCACGCCGCAGGGGAGGATTAATTACGACGTCACCGGCAACTACAGCTGGCAAGATCCATCCACCGGGCAGACCTACAACATTCCGCGCTTTACCTCGACGCAAACCTACGGCATCGACCCGTATACCTACAGGAGCCAGAACCCCGACGTCGTCGCGTCCGGGATGGATCCGCAGCTGCACTGGCAGCTGTATGGACAGAAAGAGGGGCGCGCGGCCTCCGGCGAGGCGGCGCTGTACAATACCTCGCTGGGCACCCGCCAAGCGCTGGCGAGCATGGGGCTGTCGCAGGCTAATCGGGCTTCTAACATACTCTCAACGCCGTTCAATCCGAACGCGGGTGCACCAACCGCCGGCAGTGCCAGCGGTATCCTGGGCGCGCCGCAGGCGAAAACCTCCTACGACGCGGGCGGCCAGATCCAGACTGAGTTTGGTGACGCGGGCGATATCACCAAGAGCTATGGCGCAGGCGATTTCAGTCAGGACCGCCAGAATGTTGAAGACGCGCTAATGGCGCGGATCAACCCGCAACTGTCGAAAGAACGCGGCAACATCGAGCAGCGGCTGGCGGATCAGGGCATTCGCTACGGCTCGCAGGCCTATACGTCGGCAATGGACGACTACAACCGGCAGGCTACCGATACGCGGTTCGGCGCGATCGGCCAGGCCGGGCAAGAGCAGCAGCGCATGATGGACATGGCCGCGCAAAGAGCAGGCTTTCAAAATAGTGCGCAGCAGCAACAATACGATCAGCTGATGGGGCGCGGCAGCTTCGCCAACCAGGCACAAGCGCAGCAGAACGCCCAGAATGCCGGTGCGGCGGGTTTCTACAACGCTGGCGCAGGGCAGCAGTTGGCGCAGCAACAGTCCGGCTTCAATGCGCAAAACGCCGCGCGCAACCAGTACATGCAGGAGCAATACCAGCAGCGCAACCAGCCGCTGAACGAAATCGCGGCCTTGATGAGCGGCTCGCAAGTCCAGCAGCCGAACTGGCTCAACTCGCCGTCGTCACAGATCGCTACCACTGATATCGGCGGGTTGATCAACCAGAATTTTGCGCAGCAACAGCAGAACTACCAGACCGCCACCAGCAGCTGGAACGCGACAATGGGCGGTTTACTGGGGCTGGGCGCGGCAGGCATCAAGGCGTCCGATCGGCGGGTGAAAAAGAACGTCGATCGCATCGGCACGGTGTTCGCCGCCAGCAATGACGGCGAGCGCGAGAAACTGCCGATCTACGAATACGACTACAAGGAAGGCCACGGCACGCCCGGCCGGCATGTCGGTCCGATGGCGCAGGACGTCGAGCGGCTCGATCGCAGCGCCGTGCATAACATCGGCGGCGTCAAGCATATCGACACCGGCAGGGTCATGGGCAGCATTCTGAGGGCGGCGTGATGTTCGAAAATCTCAGGACATTCTTCGATCCCACCGGGAAGGTCGCGCCGACCTATGAAGATTTGCAGCAACGCAAGAAGATTGCGGTGATGATGATGGCGCGCGCCGGCAAGATACCGACCACATTCGGCGGCGGCTTGCAGGCGATCGGTGAGGCGCTGGGCGATCGCTATTACTACGACAAGACACTGGAAGATGAGCGAGGGTCGCGGGCCTACGAGGCGGGCAAAACCGGAAACATCGCAGAACCAGAAGCGCCAGTGGTCGCGCCTTACTCGCCCGGCGCAGCACCGGGATCGCAAGCCAGCGTCGCGCCAGCAGTCGCGGTGGCACCCGGCCCGCAAGCCGCCGTCGCGCCCGACGCCGCCGATCCGTGGACAGCTAGGTCAGCTGGCATTGCCGGCATCGAAAGCGGCGGGGCGAAAGACCCCTACAGTCTGGTGGGCGCGCAAACCCGGACCGGCGACCGCGCCATCGGCAAGTACCAGATCATGGGGGCCAACGTTCCGCAGTGGACGGCGGCGGCGCTGGGCCAGCCGATGACGCCGGAACAGTTCCGCGCCAGCCCGGAAGCACAAGAAGCCACGTTCAGGCACCGTTTTGGCCAGTATGTCGACAAATACGGCGAGGAGGGCGCAGCCAGGGCTTGGTACGCCGGCGAAGGGGGTATGAAAAACCCCAACGCCACCGACGTCCACGGCAGGCTAACTGTTGCGGGCTATGGCGGCGATTACCTGAAGCGGCTTGCGGCTGCAGGCGGCAATCCCAACGCTGCCGTGGCGCAGGCTGGCGGCTCGCGCGATACCGCTGCGGCGATCCTAGCCGACCGGCAGCAGCCGTTAGGCGGGGCCGACGTAGCGCAGAATGCATTACTGGCCGAAGTGACCGGGATATCGCCCCAAGCCGAGCGCGCCGCCTACGCGCCCACAGCAAGCCTGCGCACCGGCAACGTAATGAGCGACGCTGACCCGGAAAGCCCGGTGATGCAGTCGGTGGTCGATACCGTCCAGGCCCGCCGCGGCGGCACAGTCGCGCCGCAGGCGATGCAGCCGCCACCGCCCGGTCCACAGGTGGCGCAGGCCAATGTGTTTCCGCCAGTTGTCTCAGCGGGCGGGCAAGTCGCGCCGATCATTCCCGGCGGCGGGTTACCGCCAGCGCCCGCGCCCGCGATTGCGAAAGCACCGGAGCCGCCATCGGCTCAGATCCGGTCCGCACCGGAAGCGCCACAGGTGAAGCCGATGGCACCGCCAACCGCGCCGCGGTTGCAGCCGATGGTCGATGACTACATCCGCCAGCAGGCCACCATCGCCAACGATCCGCGGCTGTCCGACACCACCCGCGCGATGGCGCTCAAGCAGATCGAGAAGCGGCAGGGCCAGATTAAGGCGGTCAATGACCAGACGCTGACCGAATACAACGACTACCGAAAACGGTACGAGGACCAGCAGACCCCGGCCACGGTCTACGGCAACGAAAAGCTGCGCCGCGAGCTGGAAGGCGAAGGCGCGGTTCCGCTGACAGCCGACCAGCGCAAGCAGTTCGCCATTCCGGAGAGCCAGCCGGCATGGCTGACCCGCCGCGGCGAAATCAAGCTGGGGCCGGTCGGTACCAAGGTCGAGGTCAATACCGGCGACAAGGCGCAGAGCAAGGGTGACGAGAAGTTGCAAGAGAAGCTGTCCGAGAGCTTCATCAAGACCTTTGAGGAAGGCCAGGCCGCAGGCGACCAGATCAAGCAATTGGCCGAAATGCGGGCACTAGCGGCGCGTGTCGGCACCGGAGCCGGGGCTGTGGCCAAGCAGTATCTTGGCCAGTGGGGCATCAAGACCGAGGGTCTAAGTGAAATCCAGGCCTTGCAGGCTGGCGTTAGCCGCTTGATCCCGCAGCAGCGGGTACCGGGCAGCGGCACATCGTCCGACTTTGACGGCGAACACTTCAAGAACTCTATCTTCGCGCTGAACAAGACCCCGGAAGGCAACAACCTGATCTTCGATACGATGGAGGGGCTGGCCAAGAACAAGCTGGATCGCGCCGACGTTTCCGGCAGGGTGATTTCTGGTGAAATTACCAGGGCCGAGGGCGTCAAGGAGATGCTGACGTTGCAGCGTCAAGCCGTCGATCTGTCCGAGCGCGTCAAGGAGCATCTGAAGGCGACCGGGCAGGACAAGTCGGTAGCCCCGGCGGTGCCGAAAGTGGTTTCAGACGACCAGATGCGGGAGTTCGTCAAGAACAATCCTAACCATCCGAAAGCCGGCGAAATCCGCAGACAGTTGGGGATGTGATGGCCGACGAACCCGACATCGACGCATGGTTGGCGAGTAAGAAGGCGGCGGATCCTCCGGTGGACGAGATTGACGCGTGGCTAGCGTCCAAAGCTGCCGCCAATCCACCGCCGCCCGAGGTGCTGGCCGACCCAAACGCCGTGGCGGCATTGCGGCTGGCGCGCGGCGTCAAAAGCCCGCGCAAAGTCAGCGGGGCTGACAGCACGATCAGGGCGCTCGAGAACCGCGCTGAGGCGGGCGCGTTTGGTGCCGGCAATGCCGCGACTTTCGGCATGATGAACCGGGGGTTCGGACTGGCTGATGACATCCGCACTGGCGCGCCTTGGGGCACCGGCACCGATAAAATGGTCGCCCGTGAGGCAGAAGTTCAGAAGCAATACCCCGGTTATCATCTCGCCGGCAGCGTGCTCGGCGGTGTCGGGACCGGCGTCGGCTTGGCGCGGGGTGGCATTGGTATTTCCCGCGAAGGCCTCGGTCTGGCGGGTCGCGTCGGGGCCGGCGCGGCCGAAGGCGCAGCGTTTGGCGCTGCCAGCGGCGCGGGCCAGACCTACAGCGGCAATCTGCCGGACTATCTCAAGAACGCAGCGGTCGGCGGCGCGTTCGGCACCGCCGGCGGCGCGATCGGCGAAGGCGTCGGGGCTGGTGCGGGCGCGCTCTACAACCGGGTGCGCGACGCCCGCAGCGCAGCGTTTCCCGAGCCGGTGATCCGCGGCGCGCGGGCGGACGTCGAAGGCCTCGAGAACTTGCCCAGGCTTGGTCCTGACGCGATGCTGCCGGATGCGGGGCCGTCGATGCAGGCCACCGCGCAGCAGGCCGCGCTTGGTATCGGGCCGAACCGTACATCGATCGTCAATGCGCTGATGGAGCGCGACCTTGGGACGGTACCGCGGCTGCGCGCCGACACCGAGGCCGCGATCGGGCCAGCACCGCGGGTTAGCGCGGTCGAGGAAGGGATCGACGCCGGCAGGAAACAGATCAACACCGAATATAAGCCGGTGCTCGAGGGCCGCGTGCTCGACCCCGGCGAAGCCAACCGGGTGATGGCGCAACTCAACCATCTCGAGCAGTCACGCCGCGTTGACCTCGGGGCCGTCCGCGAAAGCCTGGTGCTGCCAGGATCCAACGGCTTGCCGGATCTGTCACCACAGGCATGGCTGCAAGCCCGGCAACGGCTCGACAGCCTGATTGAGGCCGCCAACAGCCCGGTGCAGCCCGATCGTTACCGCGCGATGGTGTTGGGCGATGTCCGCCGCATGATTGACGACGAGCTGGCCGCGGTCGCGCCCGGCATCAAAGCGGTTGACGCCAAGTTCGCCGCCAACCGTGAGGAACTGAAGGCGCTGGAGACCGGCCGCAATGTGCTCGACACCGGCAAACAGGCGGTGCACCCGGAAGATCTGCGCGATCTGCTGCGCACCCAGGCCGCGCCGCAGGGTTTAGCGCCACCCGGCCCACCAGCTGCCAATGTACGGCTGCGCCAGGGCGCGCGGGCCGAAATCGATCGCCGCGTCGGCACCAAGGCCAATGACTTGGTCGAGCTCGAGCGCACGATGGGCACGCCGCAGGACTGGAACGCGCAGAAGCTGAACCAGATTTTCGGTCCCGAAGCAGCGCAGGCGGTGCGCGACAGCGTCGCTCGCAATCGCCAGTTCCGCGAAACCTACCAGCGCATCGCGCAGGGATCGGACACCGCGCAGCGCCAAGCCGCGGCGAAAACCGCCGACGTGTCGGCGCAGCAGATGCCGATCCGCAACCTGGCCGGCACCGCCGAGCAGCTGGGCCGCATGGGGCTGGCCCAAGTGATGGAAGCGCGCAAGCAGGCGCAGCGCGAGGCGATTGCAACATTGATGGCAACGCGCGATCCGGCCGAAGTGGCACGGCTGCGCGCAGCACTGCTGGCGCATATCCGGGCCGGCGCACCAGGGGCTGCGCGCGCTGCGCAGACCGGCCGCGGCGTGCTTCAAGGCGTTGGCATGGGCATCGGCCCGGCCGCAGACGATTATTTACAGTGGTGAGGTAGAGCGATGCCCCGTGACGGATCCGGAAGTGTGCTATGATAGAGCCTCAATCAGGAGGTTTATCAGTGAGTGCACTCAGCGCGTGGTACGGGATGAAACAGCGATGCGGAAACCCGAGTTTCCGACAGTGGAAGGATTATGGCGGTCGCGGGATTTCAGTACGGTTCGCCTCGTTTGAGGAATTTTTTGCTGAAGTCGGAGAACGTCCTCCCGGTAAGGAGATCGACCGGATCGACAATAATGGGGATTACGCACCGGGTAACGTGCGATGGGCAACGCGCGCAGAGCAGCAACGTAATCGCAGGAATGCCGCGTTCGTTGAGATAGAGGATAAACAGTATCGGGTTCTGGATCTAGTCAAGCAATCCAGTATCAAGCACGACACGATCGTAGACCGCGCCAAGCGCAGGTTGTCTTTAGCTGAAGTGCTATCACCGAAGCGGTTCTATAATTTGTCTGGATTTGCGTTAGGCGGCGCTGCTTCTGGAGCAAAGCAACAACAAAGAACTCATTGCTCCAAGGGCCACGAATTTACACCAAAGAATACGCGCATCACGCCGGAAGGCTGGCGGAATTGCCGGACGTGTCACCGCATGAAAATGCGCATCCGCAACCTCAAGAAGCAATAGGAGGCTACCATTCCCAGAGATGGCAGCGGAGTTTACACCAAGCCTTACCCGAGCGTGGTGAGCGGCACGACGATCGAAAGCCTGGTCTACAACGGCCAGGTCGATGACGTCACCGCCGACCTCAACACGGCGCGGCCGATCGTTTCCGGCGGCACCGGGGCGAACAACGCCGCGGGCGGGTTGTTCAACCTCGGCGGCGAGAAGGCCACTCAAGTCGTTACCAGTTACGACACCCACATCTGGGTGCCGGGCAGTTTTCGATCGGCGGTCGGCGCAACGGGCGCGCCCAATGCAAACGCTTTCGCTGGCGTATGCTACATCGGCGAAGCGCTGGCGAACCCGCCAACCAACGCGAACGTAGTGGTCGAGGCGCGTGATCTGTCGGATACCGCTGACCCCGGAATAGTATATGTGCGCCAGAAAATTGCCGGCGTATGGGGAGGTTGGGTCGCGGAAGCCGGCCGCAGTAATTCGGTCGTCGTCGATGCTGACCAGATATTTACCGAAACTCAAAAGGCGCAAGGCCGCGAAAACATCTACGCCGCGCCGTTGGACGCGCTGGCCTATAACGGCATGCAGATCAACGGTTCGATGGAGGTCAGCCAAGAGAAAGGCACGACCACCAACCCGGCCAGTGGTTATGCTGTCGATGGTTGGTCCACTGCTGTGAGCGGAGGCACCGTAACAGCCACACAGCAAACTGGCGGGCCGCTTGCCAGCGGCGTTTTTTTCGCCAAATCGCTAGGCTTGAGTGCTTCGGTAGCCGTGCCAAACGCGGCGGGCACTTACGCCTACATGGCGCACAGTATCGAAGGGTATCGCGTTGCGCGGCTCGGGTGGGGCAGTGCGGGAGCGCAATCGGTCACGATTGGTTTCTGGGTCTACTCCAATAACGCCGGCACGATGGCGGTCGCACTCAGAAATGCCGCCGTAACGAGAATGTATGTGGTCGACGTCCCCGTGACGGCGGCGGTCTGGCAATACAAGACCGTTACGATCCCAGGGGATATCACGGGTACGTGGGTCAAGGACAACACGACGGGCATAGGGGTATTCTTCACCTTCGCTGGCGGTTCGACGTTTCAGACGACCGCAGGTGCCTGGGCGACAGGTGGTAATTTCTTTGCGAGTCCAGCAACGACCAATCTGCTGGGCACCAACGGTTCGGCTGTCTACCTGACCGGCGTCGTCATCCTCCCCGGCAACGAAACGCCATCTGCCGAGCGTTCGGCGTTTATCCTGCGGCCATACGATCAGGAGCTGCTGACGTGCCAGCGGTATTTTGAAATGTGGTCGAGCGAGGGGGCCAGTTATTTAAGTTTTGCAGCGGGTAGTGCGTCCAGCACCACCGTGGCAGATCATCCATTCGTTTTCAAAACCGAAAAGCGATCCGCCCCGACGATCTCGGTTTCATCCCCGACGCATTTTGCCGTTCTATACAACGGATTTACCGCTCCGGTCGTCTGCGCCAGCGTCACATTGGCTCTGTCCAGTCGTTACGGCATGACATTGCGCGGCACCGTTGCTGGTGGATTGCCAGCGTTTGGACTGACCTCCATTGCTGCCAACTCGACCGCACAGGCCAAACTGTTCATGGATGCGAGGATCTGATGGCAGACTATCGACTCACCCAACCCGAAGAACCCTGCGTCGTCATCCGCGCCGAGGACGGCGCAAGCATCCCGCCCGATCCGGTCAACCGCGACTATGCGGAATACCTCGACTGGAAAGCGGACGGCAATACGCCGGACGCTTACGTCGAGCCTGAACCAGCGCCGCCGCAGCCGACCGAGGGGCAGGCGCTGGCGTTCGACCATGAGAACCGGATCCGCACGCTGGAGGGCCAGCCGCCGCTGTCGATCGCGGATTTTATCACAAAAGCAAAACCGGGATGATGACCCTGACTGAAACCGTGACGGAGCGGCAGATGACCAATACCGATCAAAATCTGCCGCCGCGCCGTGAGCTACCGGTCAGCACCGTGCAGCTCGCCGCGATCACCAGCGATGCGGTGATTTCAGGTTTGGGTAAGTCGCCCTACCTTCTGGGGCTGATCGTCTTGACGGCCATCGGCGTCGGCGCGGCGATCTACTTTCTTCAGATTTTGATTACCGGACAGTCAACGCACCTGAATAATTTGTTGCAGCAGCAGACCCGGCAACAATCCGAACTGCTGGCAATGCACAAGGCGGAATTCGAGGCGCTGCTGGAAATGTCCAACCGACTGACGGCGGTACCGCCGCCATCGCCGCTCGCGCCGAACTCGCCGATCCTGCAACAGCCGGCAACGCCTCCAAGGAGGTAACCATGAACGCGCATCTGAAGCTAACGCAGGCCGGCGCAAACCTGATCCAGCACTTCGAGGGCTGCCTCAAGAAAGCCGGTGGCCATTACGTCCCCTACAAGTGCCCGGCCAACGTGCTGACGATCGGCTGGGGCCACACCAACCACCATGGCCGGAAGTTCGATGCAGCTACTCGATGGACCAGCGAGGAATGCCATGCAGCATTTCTGGAAGATATGGCAGGCTTTGAAGCGGCTGTACGCAGACTGGTACGGGTGCCTCTCACTGACTATCAGTTTGATGCGCTGGTGTCATTCACATACAATTGCGGAGAGGGTAACCTTGCGAAATCAACTCTCCTCAAGAGGGTTAATGCCGGGGACCACGCCGGAGCCGCCAAGGAATTCCACAAATGGAATAAAGGCGGAGGAAAAGTCCTCGCCGGACTGACGCGCCGCCGCGCCTCCCTTTTTCC